GCTTTTCAAACAGGTTATCCGCCATGTTTTTGATTGTCCGTTCGGACTGAACCACTACCGCCAGCAGGACTAGGCAGACCAGCCAGCGAGTTGCAAATTCAAACATTTCAGAATGCCTCCCAGCTGTTAATAATCATTTTCTTCCCGCAAATCGGGCATTCAGGAACAATTTTGTCCCATACTTTATTTGCCGTCATCGTTGCAAATCGAGTGTCGAGGACATCTATATCCGTTCCACACAAATCGCAAGAGAATTTTATGTTCCTCCGAATATCATCGCTTATTCTCATGGATAACGTATCGTCAACTTCTTCGCTATTCAGCAATGCCATCGCTAGCTCCACCTTTCTCTCAGCTCTTTTTCGACCTGCTCTGACTTTGCGGTGATGTAATCTGCAAACTCGTCAGGAGTCATGTCCTCTTCTTTGAACTTGCCGACCATCTCCCAATACCTGTCACCAATACGGATGATTTTCTGCACCTGTTCATCGGTCAAGTCTGCATCGCACCGCAGGTTCTGAATCAGTGCGCCCCATGTGGCGGCAATGCCATCCAGAGCCATGCGAAAGCCATACAACTGATTTTGTCGTGCGATTTTGCGGAGGTTGGTCGGCTTGACCTGTTTTCCGCACAGGGGGCAGTTTCCAAATTTATTCATCTGACTGCTCCTTTGCTTCAAGGCGAGAGAGCCAGCGGACTTCCTTTTCGTGCTGCATCTTCTGCATCCGCTCAAAAGCTACATCGTCCAAGTCCAAAGCAATAATGCAGTTCACAACGTCTGCATATTCTTCCTCAAACGCCTTTCGGCATTCTTCCACGTTCTTCGGTGTCGGGTTCGTACCATCCAGCGCACGGCGCAGCTTCAACGCAGCCTGCGCCAGTTCAGATGCTTCTTCTGCCAACTGCGCCAAGATTTCCGTCTTAGGCAGAATGTCTGAAACTTTCTTACTCACTTTTGTTCTCCTTTCAGCCAGTCGTTCAGCTTTTCCATGCAAGAGGGACATAGAAGAACGCTCCATCCTTCTTCTCCACCGATTATTGGCCGAACCTCAAGTTTGTTCTTCATTTTGTTATATTCCTCAAGTGTAAACGTTTCACCACACCTATTACATATCAATGCCATGTTCTTTCTCCAATCTCTTTAGCAGTCCATCCACGTCATACCGCCAATGGACACGCAGCCTTTTCGCTTTGACCTCTATCCCCTCTCGCTCTGCCCACTGCCAAGGGATGCTCTTCCGGCTCTCGTTGTAACGGAACGTTAGAACCTTGCTGGCAGAGATTGCAAAGGTGCGGTTGACCGCCCTGTAATTGACTATCACATGGGCAGTCTGACCGCTATAACCCATCGCGTCTACCATGTCGGTGATGTGCTTTTCCTTGCGGTATTTGCACTTTGCCTTGTCGTACTTGCCGAACACCTTTTCCAGAGGGATAGATGGCGTTTCGATGGTTTTTAGTTCAAACAAGTGGTTCATTGGGTATCGATACACAAGGAAGTCGCAGATGTTGTCGATGGAAAAGGACAGGTTCTCGTTGCCGCCGTAGTAGGTGGCAGCACTGTCTCTCAGGCGGTAGAACCACGCATCAGATGGGATGGATGCCTTGAAGTCTGCTTCAAACTGCTTGCCGGTGTTCATGCGTTGGCCTCTGGCGGTTCGGGAATATACCTCCAGCAATGAATTTCTTTAGTTTGAATGTCTCGTCCACTATAACCTCTCTCCAAAATTGTCCAAGATTTGTAGCCTGAATCATAACAGCCAACTACTGCTTCTTCGTGAAAAATATTTTTCACCACAAACAAAACTCTTTTCATGCATGGCGGCAATTCTTTTTCAGGGTCAATCCATTCTTTCTGATTATTCATCCTCGTTCACCTCTAAATTCACTTCCGAGAAACCGCTTCTTACCACGTTCCCGGTGCTTGTCCTCGTAGTTGCGGTGGTATACGCTCTGGTTGTGGTTTAACTCATGCACGAACGCCTTTCGCTCTTCAAGGTCTTTCTTCTCCGCCTTGTACTTCTCGCAAGTGTCGTGGCAAGCTGTGTAACGTGATGTGCAGTTGAGACAACAGGTAATCATTCTTCCAAACGCCCGTCCAGCCAGATAGCACAGCTCTTATATAAGGTAGGCGGTTCGCCTTTTGTCCCGGTAGCGTAACCGTCAGTCAAAAGGGAGATCAGAACTGTCTTCAATCACAGAGAAGTCATCTGCGTTACCCTGAGAGTAGTTCTGCGGTGCATCCTGCGCCCGATCGCCGGGCTTGCTGTCAGACTTGCCACCGCAGAAGTCAACTTTGTTCGCCATGATTTCCGTTGCGGTGCGGTTGTTTCCCTGCTTGTCGATATACTTCCGGGTCTGGATGCTACCAGTCAC